AATGCGGGGGTGGGGCGGTGATCTCTTATCCTGAATTTCTGGCCCACAAGGCAGTCATTGACCCTATGACTGGACTTACCGAAGTGCCGGAACTGCCTTCCTGCCTTTTCCCACACCAGCGTGATATTGTTGCATGGGCGCTGCGTCGGGGGCGTGCTGCTTTGTTTGCAGGCACCGGACTAGGCAAGAGTCTAATGGAATTGGCATGGGCGCAGGCCGTCCACCAGTCCACTGGCAAGGATATTCTGCACCTTGCCCCGCTGGCAGTTTCGGCACAGATGGCGCGCGAAGCTGACAAGTTCGGGATCGACGCGCGAGTTGTGGCAACGCAATCGGATTGCGGACCCGGCACGAATATCACGAACTATCAGAAGCTGGATCACTTCGACCTGTCGCGGTTCGGTGGTGTCATTCTTGACGAAAGCAGCATCCTTAAATCGACCGATGGGCATTATCGCACCAAGTTGATCGAGGCTTGCCAGTCGATTCCGTTTCGTCTTGCTGCGACTGCCACCCCGGCCCCGAATGACTTCATGGAATTGGGCAATCATGCCGAGTTTTTGGGGATCATGTCCTACACGGATATGTTAGCCACATTCTTCGTTCATGACGGCGGGGAAACGCAAAAGTGGCGTTTGAAGGGCCATGCGGAAAACGAATTCTGGAAGTGGATGGCGAGTTGGGCAGTAATGCTGCGCAAGCCGTCAGACCTTGGATATCCGAATGATGGTTATGACCTGCCGCCGCTGAATTTTAAGCAGCATGTTGTTGCAGCGGATTATGCCCCGAACCTTGATACGGGGACACTCTTCCCGATGCAGGCGGAGACGCTGCAAGAACGCATTGCCGCGCGCCGTTCGACTGTCGATGATCGCTGCAAGTTGGCCGCGTCGATCACGCCGATGGATCGCCCATTTGTGTGGTGGTGCAATCTCAATTCCGAAGCGGAGACGCTGGCCAAGATGATCCCCGGCGCGGTCAATCTGCATGGTGGTCTGTCTGAAAGCGACAAGGAACGCATTCTGATCGAATTTAGCGACGGCAAGATCACTCACCTGATCACCAAGCCGTCACTGGCCGGTTTTGGCATGAACTGGCAGCACTGCGCCGATACCGGCTTTGTCGGCCTGAATGATAGCTTTGAGCAGTTCTATCAGGCCGTGCGTCGGTTCTGGCGGTTTGGCCAGACGAAGCCCGTGACAGTGCAAGTTATCGCTTCCGAACTGGAAGGCGCAACCGTTGCCAATATCAAGCGCAAAGAGGCTGATGCAGAGCGCATGGCCGCTGCGATGGTGCTGCACATGGCAGACCTTTCAAGCGAGGCTGTGCGCGGAATGGTCCGCGATACGCCGAACTACAACCCGCAAATTCCCGTTCAACTTCCCGCTTTTCTGGAGCAAGCCGCATGACGATAAAGGCAGTCGATCAAGTCGTTACTGACGATTATGCGATCTATCAGGGTGATAGCTGCGAGATTATTCGCGCGATCCCTGGCGATAGCATCCACTTCGGAATCCACTCACCGCCTTTTGAGGGGCTTTACAAGTTTTCGAACTATGACCGCGATATTTCCAACAATGATGGTCCGCAGTTCTGGGAACACTATGCGTTTCTGATCCAGGAATTGCTGCGCGTGACCATGCCGGGGCGTATTCACGCGGTGCATGTGATGCAGCTTCCCACCAGCAAAATTCGCCATGGCCATATCGGGATGCGCGATTTTAGGGGCGAGGTTGTCCGGGCTTACGAGGACGCGGGATGGATCTTCCATAGCGAAGTGTGCATCTGGAAAGATCCGGTGGTGGCCCAGCAGCGCACGAAATCAATCCGGCTGCTGCACAAGCAGATCGTCAAAGACAGCACTATCAGCGGGCAGGGTCTGGCAGACTATATTCTGTCGTTCCGTAAGCCGGGTGACAATCCCGAGCCAGTGTCTGGATGCTTCGATCGTTATAGCGGGACTGACGAGCCGGATCGCAGCAAGTACACGACCGATATGGATGGCCGGAACTGGTATTCGATTGAGGTCTGGCAGCGTTACGCCAGCCCGGTCTGGATGGACATTAATCAGACCCGCACCCTGCAATATCGCGGTGGGCGCGATGAAAAGGATGAGCAGCATATTTCTCCGCTGCAACTGGACGTGATCGAGCGATGCATCGACCTGTGGAGTAACCCTGGCGATACCGTGATGACCCCGTTTCTCGGCATTGGCAGCGAGGTGTGGGGCGCAGTGACGATGGGCCGCAAGGGGATCGGCATTGAATTGAAGCCGTCATACTTTGCCCAAGCCAAGCGCAATCTTGCTGCTGTCAAGGCAGACATGGGTGGGCTGTTTGCGAGTGTCGCAGCATGATTTACACGGACACCCTTACCCCGACCAGCTACGCAACCAAGCTGGCAACCTACATTGACAACCCGACCACGATCCGGGCGCACGTCAAAAACTTCTTTGGTCGCGCTCCAAGCGTCGATCAATGCGCCAATCTGCGCCGGTCGCACCTGGCGAAGGTGGAATCATTCAAGCGCCGTAACCACTGCCACGAACGGTTCAGCAATTTTCGCTGCGGCCACGAACAGACAGATGACAACATCATTGTCCTGTCGAACGGATATGAACGGTGCAAGACCTGCGAAGCTGACCGCGTTGCCAAGCTGGAGGCGGACCGTGCAAAGCGCGCGGCACTACTGGCCAAGGAGCGGGCAGACCGTTTGAAGGCGGAAGAAATCCGCGAGCGGCTTGATATGGCCAAGCGCACAATTGACGTGCCGCAAGGGCCTCGCCCGCGTTTATCGAGCGATACCGTCCGTTTGGTGGCAACGCTTATGGCCGTCACCCCGGAGGATATGCTTTCAGGAAGCCGCGCAAAGCGCCTTGTCGCGGCTAAGGCGGTTGCCGCCCGCGTGTTCCGCCAGTCCGGCCTGTCATATCCGCAGATCGCGGGCATCCTGAAAATGAGAAATCACACCTCAGTCATTTACCTGATCGAGACGTTCTCGGATCGCGCCCGACAATATCCCGACATGTGGGATGTCTTTGACGCGGTGGCGAAACTGTGAAGGGGCAGTTTTTCGCCAAGAAAACCGCCTGCCAAAGCGGTCATACCCATGCCAGCAAGGCAGAGGCCATGCGGTGCAATGACCTGCGCCTGCGCGAACGTGCGGGCGAAATAACGGCACTCCGCACCGAGCCGCGCTTCTACTTCAACGTGAACGGCGTGGACGTGAAAATGCGCAATGGCCATGTCCTGCGTTATACCGGTGACTTCACTTACATTGAGGGCAACCGGCAGATCGTTGAGGAAGTCAAGGCCCGCAACGGCTTCATGACCCGCGACGTGCCGATCAAGTTGGCACTTATGGCTGTGCTGTTTCCTGATGTCGAAGTGCGAGTGGTGACATGATCGCCCGCGCTGCACCCGCCGTATTCCCCATGCCGTTTCATCGGTCCCTGGACGTGGTGGATGCGGAAGAGGTCAAGATTGATCGCCTTCGCAAGGGAAACGCTGAAACCAAGGCGCGGAGGGCTAAGTAATGGCTATTTCAAGCGCGATTATTGATGCCATGCTCGCTTCTGGATGCACTGCCGAGCAGTTGGCCGCTGTGATTAAAGCGGACAATGCGGAGCAAGAGCGTCGTGCCGCAAGACAGATTCCTTGGGCCACGTTGCGGGCGATGGCTTTTGAACGGGATGGCGAAATTTGCGGATACTGCCAAACAGAAGAAGGCCCGTTTGAGGTTGACCACATTATTCCAAGGGCTGCTGGTGGCGAGGACGTTCTTGAAAACGTGGTAGTTGCTTGCCGCAGCTGCAACAGGGCGAAGAAGGATAGGCAAGGGGACGATTGGGAGAGTCTGCGAGAACGCAGGCGGAGGGACCGTGATCGGAAGCGGGAAAGCCGTGGACGTGGACGGAAGTCCGTCAATGTCACGCGGACAAACGCGGACAAATCGGACACCCCCCCTAATAAAGAAATCCCCCCCAAACCCCCTAAAGAAATTAACCCCCCTATATCCCCCGTCATTTCTAACGAAATGACACCCCCTAGCGCCGTTTTGGCTGAAAATGACGATGATCCGCTGACGGTCGATGAGTTGGTTTCGGACTGGAACGACCTCGCCAAGCAATGCGGCTTGCCCACGGTTGCCAAGCTGACGGACAGCCGCCGCCGCCGAGCGCAGGCCCGCATCCGCCAATACCCGGAAGTGGAGGCGTGGCAGCGGGCTTTTGCCAGCATTCGCGGTTCGCCGTGGCTTCAGGGCCAGAACGACAGGGGGTGGCGCGCTGATTTCGATTTCCTCCTGCAAGACAAGTCATTCACCAAACTAGTCGAGGGTTCCTATGGGCAGGCTTAGCACTCAAACCACCACCACCCGCCAGTATTCCGGCCCGATCTACGGAACGCAAGAATGGTGCGATTGGCGCAATGACGGCATGGCCAGGAACGACATTGAGTGGGTTCTGGACGGGAAGGGTGGGGCCTATCTGCGGGATATTCCGGCTTTTACCGAACACCACACCAAAGAACTTGCTCGCGCCGCCGAGCAGGAGCGCCGTAAGTGGATTTGGCGGCACAACAACCCGGACAAGGTGACTGGTGGCGCGTGAAAACTTCCCCGCCACCACCTTCCTCTGTGACCTAACGAGACATCAAATGGGCCAGATAACACTAGAAGAACTTCGCAAGCGTTGGGCAGCCGGAAACTACGCCGGAACGCCGCCGCAATTCGCAAAATGGTGCATGGAGAACGGGTGATGCTCAACGAATACCAGGAAGCCAAGCTGATCGAATGGGCAGAGTGGCGCGAGGTGCAGCCCGACGATGGCTGTATGCCGCACGGGATTGGAATTGTTGACGGTTGGGTTGAAGGCCAGATCGTATTTGACGACCTGCCATTCCCCACTGCCGAGCAAATGGAACCTACACCCGCTGACTTTGGATTGGATGATTGATGGCAAGGGCCAAGCGTAAGACAATCCAGCCTGTAGAGGCTCTGGACACCCCCACAGACGCGCAGATGGCCAATGGGGCATACGAGCGCGACACGATCATTCATGGCGACACTTACCGCCGGGAAACAGTCTGGCGGAACAAGGGCAACATGCTTGAACGCTGGATTGCGGAGAGCGGCCCAGGCTTCGGCAAGGGCGCGGTGCAGGTTATCCGAAACTGCCAGTTCTTTTGGTCCCGCCTGACCCCCACCGGTCTATGCGCGCAGTACGGCGAGCGTCTGCCGCGTGGACACAGTGACGGGATCGGGCAATCCGAAGCCCTGTCAGAACTGGCGCACTACGCAAGGGGGATTCCCGCCGAATACTGGTCGGTCTTTGAACTGGTCGGGCGTTTTGACGAACCGGCAGGTTATGCGGGGTCCAACTTCGCCAATAACCCTGCCCAGCAAATCCAGTCGGCAAAGGTGATTGTCGGTTTTGTTGCATCCACAGTGGCGGCGCGGTTGGGTTACTGAAAATAATTTGCGCTTTCTGAATTTTCCCTATTGCCAACCGGACAAAATGTCCGTATCAGGGGTTCATCAACAGGGGCAATGCCCCGCCGGACACGGAGAAATGAAATGACCATCACCGTTCGTATCACCAACAATTTCGGCAACCGCGCGGTATATCCCGCTTGCGAAACCTCTAAGAAGTTGGCCGAACTTATTGGGACCAAAACCTTTACCGATCGGGCAATCGCTCAAATCAAGGATTTGGGTTACGCCATTGCCGTTCAGTCGCAGACGATCTAATAGATGATTAGGGAAATGACCTGCACCACAATCAACGCAACGATTTCCGCCCGCATCCTGGCCTACATGGTCAATGACGGCATGACCTTGCACCAGGCTTTCAACATGGTTATTGGTCCCTGTCAGTATGAATGTCTTGCCATCGAACTTTACGAAGCGCTTGGGGTTCAGGACTAATGACCCCTTCCGAAATTCAAGCGATCCGTAAACGGGCCGGGCTATCACAGTCCGGCCTTGCCTGTTTGCTGCGGATAACCGACGAACGGACCGTGCGGCGCTGGGAGCGTGGCGATGTGCCTGTAAGCGGCCCTGCGTCGATCCTGCTTGAAATGCTGGACTATGGGGAACTGCCGGAGCGATACAGGCCTTGACGCGATTTAAAAAATCGGCTACCCGCGTAGATGAAATGGATTTGTGCGCCCTGCATCTCGCGATGTGGGGTGTTTTTCGTTTAAGTCTAGCCCTACGGGGTTAGCGCCCGACCACCCCCGGCTCAGACACCACCCGCGCGACATGAAGGCGCATTGAGGCCGTGTGCGCGTGGTCTGGACAGTTTCAACCAAACCAACCGGCGACGCCGCAAGGCACCTGGGAGTGAGGTATCGTATGGCGCAAGACCTTGTGCTGACCAATCCGCTTGAGCGCGAGGCAGGTCGTCCATCCAAGTATGATCCAGCCTTTGCGGACCAAGCCCGTAAGCTTTGCCTCCTTGGTTCAACAGATGAGGAACTGGCGGACTTCTTTGAGGTATGCCCTGCCACAATCTACAATTGGCAAAGAGAACACCCCGCATTTTTAGAGGCCATTCGTGCGGGGAAGATCAAAGCTGACGCCGAGGTGGCTGATAGCCTTTATCGTCGCGCCACTGGCGAGCATGTTGAAATTGAGAAGCTGGTAAAGCGGGATGATGGAAGTTACGAGGCAATGCGCCTCAAGCAGTATATCCCCGGCGATCCAACTGCGGCCTACAAGTGGTTACTTAACCGCCGCCGCCAAGATTGGACGGACAGCAAGGCGGTAAGTGTTTCCGGCAATATGACCGTTGACCGGGTGGAGCGGGTCATTGTCGATCCTGCAAATCCCGACAGCTAGGGTTTTCGCCCCGCTTTTGCAGCCTGCACGCGACAAGGTGGCAAGGGGTGGGCGCGGTTCCGGCAAGTCGCATTTTTTCGGCGGTCTGATTGTAGAGGACTGCCTTACTGAGCCGGGCGAGAATGGTGGGGCTGGGCTACTGTCTGCCTGCTTGCGTGAAGTCCAGAAAGACCTCGCCCAATCAGCAAAACGTTTGATCGAGAACAAGTTGATCGAACATGGGCTTGGCGAGCCTGACGGGTTCAAGGTTTTTGAGGATTGCATTCAAACGCCGGGCGATGGCCTGATTATTTTCAAGGGCATGAACAACTACACGGCTGACAGCATCAAGTCGCTTGAGGGCTTCAAACGCGCATGGTGGGAGGAGGCTCACACCGCAACGCGCAAGTCTATCAACCTGCTGCGCCCGACTATGCGCGCGCCTGGATCGCAAATGTGGTGGAGTTACAACCGCAACAAAAAGACCGATGCGGTCGATGAGATATTTTCCGGGTCGGAATTACCCACTGGCGCTGTGGTAGTTGAAGCTAATTGGCGGGATAACCCGTGGTTCACCCCCGAACTGGAGCAGGAACGGCAGGACTGCATGAGGATGCAGCCCGAACAGTATGACCATATTTGGGAGGGCGGCTATATCAGCGTTGCAGATGGGGCCTACTTCGCGCGGGACATTGCGACCGCGAAGCAGGAAGGCCGGATAACCGATCTGGCCAAAGACCCCCTTCTTCCGATCAAGGCATATTGGGATATCGGGGTCAGGGATGCAACGAGCATCTGGATCGCTCAAATGGTCGGGCAGACCATTCGTGTTCTGGATTACTACGAGGCGGTGGGCCAACCGCTTGGAACTCATCTCGAATGGCTGCGCTCGAAAGGATACGGTACTGCGCTGTGCGTCCTCCCGCATGACGGCGCGAAGGTTGATGCTGTGTCGGCAGTTCGCTTTGAGGACCATATCAGGGGCGTAGGGTTCGAGGTCCAGACAGTCGAAAACCAAGGCAAAGGCGCGGCAATGAAGCGGGTGGAGGCGGCTCGCAGGCTGTTTCCACGCATTTGGTTCGACAAGGCCAAGTGCGCAGGCGGGTTGGATGCCCTTGGTTGGTATCACGAAAAGAAGGACGAGAACCGCAACATCGGCCTTGGCCCTGAACATGACTGGTCGAGCCACGGTGCCGATGCCTTCGGGCTTATGTGTGTCGCCTATGAAGAACCTAGCGACAGCTGGTCCAAGCCGATCAACCGCAAGACGCGAGTAGTTTAAGGAGAAAGCAATGGCGAAAAATGATCGGGCTCCGAGCGGGCCGCTGTATGCTGTCACCTGCTATCTGGATGATGGCCAGATTGAGGTTGTGAAGATCGAAGCGGACGGCGGTGATGATGCTGTGGCCAAGGTGCAGAAAATGCGGCCCGGCGCAGTCATTCGCGGTGTAGGCCCGGCCTAATGCCCAAGATGACCCCCGACGCTTTCAGGTCGCTTGTCGTCCGGCGTCGGGACAACTGCGTCAAGTTTCGGGATGACACGCTTTCCAAGGATCGCAAAGAGGCGCTGCAATTCTATCGCGGCGACAATCTTGCGCTCTACGGGGATAGCGGGGACGGCCTCTCAACCGTTGTCAGCCGTGACACGATGGAGGCGGTTGAAGCGATGCTCCCGCCGCTGGTGCGTCCCTTCGTGGCGGGGGATGAGGTCGTTGTTTTCCAGCCTACCGGGCCGGAAGATGAGGAAGGGGCCAAGCAGGCTACCGATTACATCAATTACGTTTTCACGTCGCACAACAACGCATTCCGGGTTGTCTATGATGCGATGAAGGACGGCCTGCTCTACCGCCTGGGGGTCGCCAAGACCGTCATGGAGGAAGAGGAGGACGGCGAAACCGAAACCTATGACGAACTGGACGAGGGCCAGCTTCAAGCGGTTTTGCAGATGGGCCGCGAACTGGTCGGCCCGATTGTCCGCGATGATGACAGCGGGGCATTCACGGTCACTGTGGCCGCAAAGAAGGTCAAACGATACAAGGTCCACGTAATTTCGCCGGACGAGTTTCTGTTTGAGGAACGCCTTGCCTCGCTTTGCCAAGCAACGTTCCTGGGGCATCGCAAGCAAATCCAGCTTGGCGAACTGATCGAGATGGGCGTTGACCGGGCCAAGGCGATTTCGCTGCGGTCGGGCGAACCGGATCATTCGGACGAACTGGTTTTGCGCTTTCAGAATGAAGGTGGCGAAGGCCAGTGGGCTGATGATGATATGGCCCGCCCGGTTTGGGTTGATGAATGCTACATCAAGTGCGACTACAGCGGCGAAGGCTCGTTGGTATGGCGTAAGGTGCTGGTCGGCGGTGCGCAGGCCGTGGTTCTACTTGATGAGGAAGCGGACGGCCACCCCTATAGCGCATGGACGCCTATTCCTGTGCCTCACAAACTGGTGGGGATGGGTATTCATGACCTGACCCGCGATATTCAGATGCAAAAGACCGCATTGCAGCGGGAGCAACTGAACAACCTCTATCTGGTGAACCGTCCGCAGCGTGAAGTTGTGGACGGCAATGTCAACATTGATGACCTGTTGAACCCGCAGGTCGGCGGGATTGTCCGGGTCAAGCAGCAGGGTTCGATTACGGACCTGACCGTTCCGTTTGTGGCTAACAGTGCCTTCCCGATGGTGGAATATCTGGACGGGGTTCGTGAGGCCCGCACGGGGGTAACGCGCTATAATCAGGGCATGGATGCCAATTCGCTGAACAAGACGGCAACGGGCATGAACATCATCGCTTCGGCCTCGCAGCAGCGGCAGGAATTGATCGCCCGCCAGTTTGCCGAGTTCATGAAGGACATTTTCCAGCGCCTACTCAAGCTTGTCAGCCTGCACGGCGGCAAGGATGATGTCATTCGCTTGCGCGGCCAGTGGACCGAGGTTGATCCGACCGACTGGAAAGACAACTACGATATGTCCGTTTCGGTTGGGCTGGGCACGAACAACAAGGACCAGCTGGTCGGGCACATGATGCAGTTGATGCAGATTGATGAACGCTTGATCCAGTTGCAGGGCGGCGGCATTCAAGGCCCGTTCCTGACCGCAGACAACATCTACAGCAAGCTTAAGCGGCTTGTGGAGGCAATGGGCCTCAAGGGCGTTGAAAGCTACTACAGCGAGCCTTCGGAACAGCAGGCAATGCCGCAGCAGCAACAGCAGCCCGATCCGTCGCAGATCGAATTGCAGAAGGAACAGATCAAGGCAGACGGGGCGGCACAGGTTGCCCGGATCAAGGGTGAATATGACCTTGCCGGGAAGCTTCACCAGCCTGTTATGCCGGGGGTGATGCAATGAGGATCGCGCGGCTTGATGCAGGGGTAAGCCTTGGCCCGCGCAATCGCTACGGCCTTGTGCTTGGCCTGGATTTCACCGGGGCGACACTGGACAGCCGGATTACGGCCAGTGGCGGGGCTGGTGCAACCAGGACGGACGAAACCGGCACAATCGTTGCCGCTACCTGCCCACGATTCGATTACAGCCCTACGGCCATTGGGACTGCGCTTGGCCTCTTGGTGGAGGAAAGCCGGACCAACCTGTTTTTGAATAGCCTGATTAACGGCACCAGCCTTGCTACGCAGGGCGTCACGGTCACGGCGCAGCCCTACACGATCTCGTTTTATGGCACCGGCACGATTACGCTCTCTGGCGCGGCAACGGCGACGATCAACGGGACCGGGGCCTATCCGAACCGGGTTGTTTCGACTTTCACTCCGGCAGCGGGAACCCTCACTTGCACTGTAACCGGCAACGTCCAGTATGCGCAGATTGAGGACGGATCGTTTGCGACCAGCTTTATCCCGACTGCTGGCACGGCGGTAACGCGCACTGCCGACACATTGGCTATCAGTGGGGTGAATTTCTCGTCGCTCTACACCAGCGCGGCGGGGACTCTGATTGTAGAGGCCGAACAGCCAACGATCTTTGGTCTACCCAAGACGGTGGCGGGGTTCTGGCTTGATGTCGGGAACCGCATGGGGATTTATCGCGAGTCTGCTGGCGCAATCAATGCTTGGGCGAACGGATCAATCGCATCGGGCCAGAATGCTGTTGCAGCGACCTTCTGGAAAGCGGCGGTTGCATGGTCGGGAACGGCTGTTGCGGTGAGTGCGAATGGCGCGGCAGTAGTGACCGGAACCTATACGGGTTCGATGGCTTTCACCACCTTTGCGATTGGCGATAACGGGAGCGGGACTAAAACCTTCAACGGCCATATCCGGCGCGTGTCCTGGTACTCGTCCCGGCTTAGCGACGGCCAGCTACAGGCGATGACAGTATGAGTGATTCACGGGTCAAGGCTGCGGCTGCAAAGCGGTTGCTGGACGATCCCTTGCTTACCGAAGTGCTGGACCAGATTGAGGCTGCGGCATTCAACGCATGGCGCACAACCAAGATGGATGACGCAGCAAGCCGTGAGATTGCCTATCACGCATTGAAGGCGTCTGAACGGGTCCGCAACGCGCTCAAGGGCATTGTGGACAACGGACTGATTGAAGCGAACCGGATCGTCCGGTCGCGCTGAATCCCGCCCTACGGGGCATAACCCAAGGAAAACCTGATGACTGACACGGCGACCCCGGAAACGGGACCCGTTGACGCGCCTGCGTCGTTCGACTCCATTCTGGACGAGTTTGAGGCAGGGGGTGAAGCGCCCGGTGATGCGCTGGATGAAATCACCGATCAAATGGTCAATGAGGCTGATGGCGAAGGCGACTCCGATAAGGAACCCGGAACCGAGGACGATGCGACCGATCCCGCAGATGATGACGCTGGGGACGAGGACGGAAACCCCGACGAGCAAATCTACACCGTAAAGGTGAACGGCGAGGAACGCGAAGTTCCCTTGTCGGAATTGCTCAAGGGCTACAGCCGGACCGAGGACTACAAAGCCAAGACAACTGCGGTGGCTGAGGAACGACGTGCCATTGAAGCCCAGCGGGCTAATCTGGACGCCGAAGTTCGCAGCCAATACGCGAACCAGCTTGAAGAAGCGACGAACATCTTTGCCCAATATGACCCGGTTCTCATGGAGGCCCGGCAGATCAATTGGGAAGCCCTCAAGGCTACCGATCCCGCTGCATATGTGCAGGCCCAGGATGCCGTTCAAACGCGGCTGAATGCTATCCAGCAGATGAAACAGCAGGTTGAAGCCAACCGGACGCAGGCACAGCAGGCCCTTGAACAACGGGTCATGAGCGAACGTGCCGAGCGGTTCGATAGCGCAGCGAATGAGATCATCAAGGCAATCCCGGAACTGGCCGATGAAGCTAAATTCCAGTCATTTGCCACAGAGGCGGTCGATTTCCTGCGCGGAGAAGGGTTCAACAATGATGAGATTGCCGACACCCTTGATGCCCGTGTTTTGAAACTGGCAGACAAGGCCCGGCGCTGGGATGCCCATGTGGCTGCCCAAAAGTCGCTTCCTGAAAAGAAGGTTGTTCCGAAATCGGCGATCAAGTCGCTGACTTCGGATGGCCGTGGGGCGCGTTCGCAACAGTCCCGGTTCCCTTCGCGCGCAGATCGCGACGTGAGGGGTGACTGGATCGTGAACCAACTGCTTTCACAGGAATAACCCAATGACTATTCTGACCAACACCCTTCTGACCTTTTCGGCGGTCGGCAACCGTGAAGACTTGCTTGACAAGATCACCAACATTGCCCCGACCGATGTTCCTTTCACCACCATGTGCGGTGAAACCACGGCCCATGCTACGCTGCATGAATGGCTGACCCAGGCGCTTGCCGCAGCGGCGGGTAACGCGCAGCTTCAGGGTGATGAATACACCTTCGATGCTACCACCCCGACCGTGAAGCTGAACAATCGCACGCAGATTTCGCGCAAGACCGCGATTGTTTCGGGTACGCAGGATGCCGTGAACAAGGCTGGGCGCAACCGTGAAATCGTCTATCAGATGGGCCTCAAGCGGGATGAGTTGAAGCGCGACAAGGAATTCGTTCTTTGCTCGAATCAGGCCCCCGTTACCGGCAACAGCACCACCGCCCCGCAGCTTCGTCCGCTGTGTGGTTGGTTCGCCACAAACAAGGATCGCGGCGCGTCTGGTGCGGACGGTACGATTTCGGCGGCGGCAACCGATGGTACGCAGCGCGCCCTTACCTTGGCGATGATCACCACGCAGCAGCAGAACGCATGGACGCAGGGCGGCAAGCCGACCTTCCTAATGTGCGGGCCGAAGCAGCGCGGGAACCTGACCACCCTGATGGGCGGCGCGGCAACCAAGTTCTATGCCGTTGAGGACAAGAAGATGACGGCCACGATTCAGGCGTTTGAAGGCGACTTCGGCCTGGTCAAGATCGTGACCAATCGCTTTGTTCGCAATGGCCAGAGCGGGACCGACCGCGAAATCTTCCTGCTGGACCCGGACCTGTGGAACGTCAGCTATCTGAATGGCCGCAAGTTCATCACGTCAGATGTTGCCAAGACCGGTGACAGTGAAAAGGGCGTCCTGGTGTCGGAATACACCCTTGAGGCGCTCCAGGAAGCTGGCAACGCGATTGTGGCCGACCTTAGCTAAGGCTTGGGAACAAACTGAAACGAGGGCGGGGGCTTCGGTTCCCGCCCTTTTTCTATGGGGGTATGCGATGGGCAGACACCTTGTCTCGGAAACGTGGGAAAACGATATTCGTGTTCGCACTTGGTACGACGATACCGACGATCAGGTGACTTACGAGCGTTCGCAGGACGTGCAGAACGTGGTTGATATGGTCGCCGCGTCCAATCTGCACGGCAACATGACCGTTGACGGGCTGGGCAAGCCGATTGGTGAAATCCCGGTTGCGACTGCGATTGACTGGTGCGCCCAGCGGGGAATCCCTTGGGAAAAGATGCTCTATACCAACGAGTATGACGATCAGATGCGCATGTTCATTCGGGAACACAAGCGCCTGGCCTATGAGAACACCAAGACGGTGCATACGGTCCAATGACGATCACCACTTATACCGATCTCGTCAATGCGGTTGAGGACTACCTTGACCGGAACGATCTCGCATCGCGGGCATCGACGTTCATCCAGCTTGCCGAAGCGCGGCTTAACCGGCTGCTTGACGATCCGGCAATGGAAACGACGGTCACGGTTGCGGTTACGGCGGGTTCGGGAACATTGCCTGCTGACTTCGGGACAATGGTTTCGATTTCGGCGGGATATGTGACGCCCTTGAAGGAGATCAGCGCCGCGCAATATGCTGCAATGGTCAACTCGGGCGAAACTGGAAATCCACGGCTCTACACGATCATTGGGGACACAGTGCGGCTCTATCCGGCTGTAGATTCATCCTTGACGCTGGTGTACCGCAGGACCGTTACGCCGCTTTCTCCGTCCGCGCCGATCAACTGGCTGTTGACCGATGCCCCGGACGTTTACCTCTACGGGACTTTGCTACAGGCAGAGGCGTTTCTTGCGGAGGATGACCGGCTATCAGTCTGGAAAGCGGCCTATGAGGAAGCGATTTCAGACCTGAACAGCGATGGTGACAAGCGGCGGTGGGGCATGGCCCCGATTGTTCCGAGACTGGCCCGCACATGAAATACGCTTTTGGCGACTTCCTCCCCGATCAGCCTGAACATGGCACGCCGGGGATTTCGGAGGCCGTCAACGTCTATCCGGGGGCAAATGGCTATCGCCCTGTAGGTAAGTTCGTAGCGCACACCAGCGCGCTTCCTTCGCCATGCAAGGGGGCAGCCGCCTTGACCGCTTCAACGGGCCGTGTGGTCATTCTGGCGGGTACTGCGACCAAGCTTTACCGGCAATCTGACCTTGGTTGGGTTGAGATCGGTTCGGGCTACTCGACAACTTCACGCTGGCGCTTTTCGCAGTTCGGCGACTTGGCGATTGTCAGCAATCAGATCAACAACGTCATCAAGGTTGACCTTGTGACAGATGCTGTGGCCAACCTTGGCGGCTCGCCCCCCAAGATGCAGTCCATGGCTGTGGTCAACAACTTCCTGGTCGGGACGCAGATCAACGGCAAGGTTAACCGGATTGCATGGTCCGGCGAAAACAACGCTGAATGGTGGACCTTCGCCCAGCGCAAATCGGATTACAACGACTTCGCGGACGGCGGGGAAATCACCGGGATTATCGGCGGGGATACCGGGCTTGTGCTGCAACGCAGTGCGGTTCGGCGCATGTCCTATGTCGGTGGGAATATCCTGTTCCGGTTCGACAAGATCAGCACAAACGCGGGGTGCGTCTCGGTTCATTCGGTCGCCCAATATGGCGACATGGCCTTTTGGTATAGCGAAACCGGCTTCAAGATGTGGGACGGTGCGCAGATCAAGTCGATTGGCTATGAGCGCGTCGATAAGTCGTTCGACAGCATGTACGGCATGGTCAACTATGATCTGATTAGCACGGCATTGGACGCCCAGCGCAGCACGGTTTGCTGGTCAACCGGTTACAAGATGTGGCTCTATAACTGGCTGCTGGACAAGTGGTCGGTCATTGACGTTGCATCGGAGATCATCACGCCGAGGGTCAACCGCGCGCCCAACCTTGAGGAGCGCGATAGCGCGGTAGGGATCACCGACGACACAGTGGAATATCCCGGCCTGGATAGCTTTGACGCGGTGCGGTTCACGGCGGGCGACCCTGTGTTTTACGTGTTCGTCAATGGCGCAATGGGGACGTTCAACGGCGATAACATGGCCGCGCATTTGGTCGGGCGCAGGGTTGAACTGATCGAAGGCAGGGACGCGCGGGTTCGCCGGGTTCGGCCAATGTCAGACGTGACAGACGGGGTTTCGCTGCGGCTCGATACCCGGCAGCGGCTTGGGGACGCCGCACGGCGCTATGACTTCAACTACGTGTCTGCAACCGGGGAGATGCCTGTCAGGGCGCGCGGGCGGTTCGTGAAGGCTTATGTTGACATCGCGGAGGATCAGCCCTGGACCTATTTTCAGGGGCTGGATTTCACGCTTGAGGCGGGCGGGCGGCGATGAGCACGCTTTATGCCTACATCTGCACGAAATCGACGTATGATCCGGTTATCCCGACTGTAACTGCCGATATTCGCATTCTGGCACGCGATGTTTCCGATTCCTTCGCATCGATTGCAGGGGGATTTTTCCAGGTCGGCAAGATCAGCCTGTTTCCGCTGCAAAAGGCGGTCCCGTTTCATCTGTTGTGTGACGGATCAGAGGTGCCGAAAGTCAGCTTTCCCGAACTGTTTGATTATCTCGGGACTAGCCAGGGAACACCGGTTGATCCGGCAAATTTCGTTCTGCCCGACTTCATTGGCGGGACGTTCACCCCGGCTGCGACGGCGACGCCTGAAACGGTTTCGGGCGGCACGATCGCCACAAGCGGCGGCGTGGTCAACAGCGGTGGCCGCTTGTTCGATACCAATGAGGATATCCCTTGAATTTCGGCTATCTCGCCCCGCCGTTCGGGGTGATTTGGGATGAGATCAGGCCGTTGCTGGATAGCGCGGTAGAGCGCAGCCGCGACAGTTGGAGCGAAGTTCTGGCCGATCTTCTGACGGGCCGCGCCCAGCTATGGGTAACGGTAACGGACAGGCCAATTGCGGCAATGGTGACGCGGATCGACGGTGCCACGCTTGAAGTGTGGTTGGCCGGTGGGGACGTGTTGAAGGGTTCTGTTCCCTTTCTTGAGACGGCCATAGCGGCGTCCAGAGCGCAGGGAACGACCAATGGCAGGATTGATGGGCGCAAGGGCTGGGAACGTGTTCTCAAGCCGTTTGGCTGGCATTTTGACGGGGAATATCTCGTGAAGGATTGGGCATAATGGGCAGCAAGAAAACCGTGCAAACGAATGATCCGTGGGCACCAGCGCAGCCTTACATTCTGAAAAACCTTCAACAGCAGGATGCGGTGTTCAATTCACAGCAGCCGGAACTTATGAAGTATGCCGGGATGCAGCGCGATACCTACGGTCGCCTTGCACCGGGATCAGAGGCCGGAATTGCCGGGGCGCAGAATCTTGTAAACCGGAACCTTGCCGGGGACTTTCTCAAGGGCAACCCCTACCTTGACGCCATTTTGGGCAGCACGCGGCAGGACGTTGCCAATTCGGTCAACGACCAATTCAGCACGGCGGGCCGGTACGGAAGCGGGATGCACGGCGCTATTCTGGCGAAGGAACTGGCCGATGCTGAAAACCGGATGCGCTATCAGGATTATTCGACCGAACGCGGCTATCAACAGCAGGCCATCGGAGACGCACAGGGCCTTATGGGTGGTTCTCAATCGCTGCTTAACAATGCGGCTGAACTGCCGTGGGTTTCCGTCCAGGCTGCAAACGGGGCGGTTCGGCAGGCATCGAGCGGCTACGGCACGCAGACGACCAAGCAGAGCGGCGGGCTTGGCCAGATTCTTGGCGGGCTAGTCGGGGCCGGTCTGTCCGGTTGGGCTAGCGGTGGTTTCAAGGGGATTTGACGATGGCTGTAGGTTTCAAGCCTAATCTCGGCATGGGGCTGCAAAGCATTGTGGCGGGGGATCAACCGCCGCTTATGAAGCCTCCTTTCGCATTTGATCCTTCCGGTACGCAGATGGGGCAACCCAAGAAGCCGGGCTTTTTTGGCGAAGGCGGCATGGGACGGTATCTGGCCGGGGCCATCGGCGACATGCTGTTGCAGAACGCGGGGTACGATCAGGTATTCGCGCCCACCATGCAGGCCAAGCGGGAGCAGGAACAGGCGCAGGCCAATTGGGGCTTGAAGCGGCAGGC